TAGCGGAGAGGCCAGAGCTGGGATGGTTGATGATGGCGTAGATGTCGTCGGTGATCGTGATGGTCGCGACGTTGTCGAACGTTGCTTCGAGCCGCTCGGTGCGCCGCGCGATGATCGTCGTCTCGTTTACCAGGAGGTCGACGGCGCGGCTGTAGCTGGCAGTGACATTGCCGGCCGTCGCGGCGAGGTCTTCGCGCAGCTGCTTGCGATCGAGGATGCCGCGCGCGAGCGTATCGGCCATGAGCTGGTCGACGCGCGCAAGAGTGTCTTTCACCTCGCGGATGGAGTTGGCCGCGCGCTGCTGCCATGCCGTGAGATCGATGCCAAGCGACTCGAGGGTGATCGTCTCGTCGGCAACAGCGCCCGCCACCAGATTGTCACTGGTGAACGAGAAGTTGACCGGGACACAGGTCCGCCCATCCTTTCGGATCGGGATCAGATATCCCGTGAAGGGCGTGTTCGGCGACAGCGGCCCAAACACCTTCGCGCTCTGCAACGGTGCGTCTGCAAACGCGCTCTCGCCATCCGCGCTTTCGGTTCCGGCGGCAGGCCAGTAGCGGATCATCACCTGGTCGACGTTGCGATCGGTGATCTGGTCCCACGTTGCCCGGCCATATGGCAGCGTCGTGCCGCTGACGGTGCGGCTGTAGGGGACAACATTCGCGCCGGTGACCACGATGGTCCGCACGGCCGGGTCTCCGACCGCAGCGGCGTCGGCGGGCAGCGTGATGAACTCTTCGCCCGACGCCGGGACGATCGCGTTGCTCCATTGCCGAAGCGTCAGCGTCACGCCCGTGCGATCCTTCAGCGGATCGGCGGACTCGACGACCATCAGCACCGAGCCCCATTCGCTCGTGCGCGTGATCAGGTCGCCCGGTTCGTACTTGAAGGCCTTCGGCGCAAAGGTCTCGACACGCGTGCCGGCGAACACTTGCCGTCGCAACTCGATCTCCGCTCGCGCCTGAGCGCGCTCCTCGCGGCGTTCATAAGGCTGATCGAGTGTGACTGAGCGGCGCCCCCCAAGCGTCGCCTCGAGCGGCTCGTTGATGCGGCTCGCATAGGGAACGAGTGCATAGCCCTTGTCGGCGGACACGTACTGCCCGTGCCATTCGGTCTTCTTCTGCGAGACGCTACCCTTGAGGTCGATCCTCGCCGGAAGCCCGCGCAAGAGATCGGCATCGGTGAGCGTGCCGAGCGAGATGAGTTGCTGGCCCGGCAACGGCGCATCTGCGCCGCCGCGCTTGAAGCTGGTCCCCGACATCGCCGCATCAAATTCGGCGAGCACCGACAGATGTTCCTCAGCGTCCGAGATTTCGCGGCCGAACTCGTAGCGCTCCATCTCCTCATCGGTGTCGGGATACTCGACGAGCTCGTCGCAGACATTCGCGGCGTTGGTGTAGTAGGCGAGGTCATTGGCGTAGGCTGGAAAGCCCATGCCGAGCACCTTCACGCCGTTCACGTAGATCCCGCGCCGGTAATTCCACTTGAGCACAGCCGGGTTCTTGGTGAAGGCGTAGGTCGACGGATCGCCGAAGATCGCATCCTCGTCGCGGAAGTCCGGCAGCTTGAGCCCTCGCCACACGGAGCCGAAGGTGGGCAGCGTCGAGCCGAAGAGATCAGGATGATACCTCAGCGTGATGATGAGGTAGGCCCAGCCCGTCATCTTGCTGTCGGAGGTCCATCGGCCGGCTGGGTTAGAGCGAGCATCGAGCTCTGGATCAGCCGCCTGGCCAGCCGCACCTGTGTAGACCTTCACCCAGAGATGATGATCCCCGTCCTTGTCGAACTCGTCGACCGAGAACCCGCGTACATTGGCGTTGGAGCCGGACAGCGTGACTGGCTTGTCGTCGACGAGAAACTGCTCGAGGCCGTCGTGCTCACCAATGCCGATGCGATGGACGATCTGCAGGCGGTAGGCGTCGCCTTCGCCGTACTCGTTGACATAGTGCAGAGCATGCGATGCGCGCCCGAGCCCGAACACCGCGCTGTAAGGAACGTTCTCGCCAACCTGCAGCTCGAACGTGAAGCCGTGTCGCGTCGTGACAGTCGTTGGCTTGTTCGTCTGCGCCGGCCGCAAGGCACTCGACAGCGCCGAGAGAGCGACGCCCGCCGCGAGCTGCAACGCGACCTGGCCGATAATAGGGAGCGCCTGCGGCATCAGGGCGACCCGATCGCAAAGGTCCGCGCGAGCCGCGTCACCGGGACGTAGACGGGCCCAGTGAGCCCCTTGCCGACCGCATTGGCGCCCAGCACGACGAAGCTGGCCGGACCGAGCGCACTGGCCTCCAGTACCCCGCAGTCGCCGCGGCGCGCCCGCGAGCGAGCAATCTCAGGAAACACCGCCGCCAGGGCCTCAGTTAGGCTGCCGAAGCCGAGGGCGGCCATGAGCGCCGCTGCGGCGTCCTCGGTACGATAGGCCCTCAGCTTCGCCGGCAGGGGATTGCGGCCACAGAGCGCGTCGCACACGTCGGCGACAGCGGTGATGCAGTCAGACACGCCCCATTCGAAGGGCGCCGCCATGTGCTGCTCGACCGTCTCGACAAGACGGGTCTCCCACCCCGCCGTTCGCTCGAGGGGTGTAGTCCAGTTCGGTAGCTGGGGCATGGCTAGTCCGCGGTTCTTTCCGGCCGCTGGCCGAAGGTGATCTTCTGGGTGCGCGCCTTGCCGACATGCCGAAAGCTGTTGTCGGTTGGATCGATGAGCTTCTGCGAGGCTGCGTTCGCGGTTTTGGCTTCGATCTCACGCTGCGTGATATCAGGCTCCTCCAGCACGGCCACCCGGACCGCGTTTCCGTCACCGTCGCGATCGACATACATCTGGTCGATCTGGCGGACTGCGACCTGCTCGCGTTCGATAATGACGCCGGCTTCGCTCAGGTGGAGGATTGAAAGGATTGCCGTGCGACCTTCCCACTCCTCATCGTCGATTGAGGCACGAACGCCGTCGTCGAAGATGTTGACAGGTGTGTCGCTGCCCTCCGGCATGTAAGTCTCATAGAGCCGCGCGGTGACCGCCTTGCTCTCTTGGCCAAAGGCGGTCTCGGGCACGTCCAGCGAGCCCAGTGCGCCAGCGCCAGTGATGGTGATGGCGCCCCATTCTGGATCGTCCCACGGGATGCTGCCAATGACGCCGACGGCCAAATGCACGACGTCGGAGTCGAGCACGATGGTCAACATGTCGACGGCATCGACGCGGCCAGCGTCATGGTCGGAATTCGTCGAGGCTTCGAACGTTTTCAAACGAGCACCTCCGACACTTCGAACGATACCGGCGTCGGGTCGATGGCTTCGTCTCCAACGATCGAGCCGGGCACTATCATGAAGCGCATCACGGGATCCTCAAGGACGACCGAGCCGCCGGAAAGGTCGATGCCAATGGGGAGACGCGGCGTCACGCTCACCGCCTGGTTCGTCGTGCTCGCCACGGTGACGGGTGCAGCGATCCAGCGGTGCACGATAAGGCCGCCCTTCTCGATCGAGAGGCGGTCGCCGCGCTTGAGGATCAGCCCCATTGTGAGGCCGGCGACGACGATGGTTCGCAGGTCGGTGAGCGACACGATCGCGCCGTCCCCGCCCATCGGCCACGTGTCCTCGGTGTAGCTGCGCGGTAGGCGATGTCGCGGATGCACGAAGTCGATCCGCATATTGAGGTCTTCCGCCCAGTGCAGCCACGCGATGAACTCGGGCCGTAGCATGCGCTCTATGCCCGGCCCGTCCAGTGGGAGGGCCGGCGTCGTGATCGTGCCGCGCCAGAACGGGTCGCCTCGACGAGAGGTGACGATCAGCCCGCCCTCCGACCGCGCCGCGGCGATGCCCTTGTCCGGCGCTAGCGTGTCGGCGGCGACGAAGACGTTGTCGGGAAAAGTGACCGGCATCAGAAGCCCAGCCCGCCGCGACGGCGCTTGTCGGCAACGCTCGTGTTCAGCTTGCTGTCGTAGGCCTGCACGATCTCGACGGACTGGCGGGCGCTCTCGTCGAGCACGGAGGCCACGAGACCGGCGCCGAGCTCGAGGCGGACCCGGCCGGCGCGACGATTGCCGAGGTCGCTGTTGCGGATCACTTGCGCGCCGCGCGGCAGGGCCAGCAATTCGCGGCCGCGCTCGCCCACCTCCACCAGGCCATCGGACATAAGCCGGCCACCTGTAGCGAGGCCGGGAACGCCATAGACGCCGTTCCCGGTAAAACCATACGTGGCCGCGCCGGTGAGGCCCTTGCCCACGCCCACCCCGCCGCCGGTGAAGGCGCCGAGCAGCATCGAGATCGCCGACTGGATCGCCTGGTCAAAGGCCATGTCGATGAGGCGGTCGCCGAGCTGGCCGAACTTGTCGATCACACCGTCAATGGCGTTGACGCCGCGGATGCCGTCCTTGACGATGCCGCTCAGCACGTCAGAGACGGCGCTGCCCACCGTGTTGGCGACTTCCCGGATACCCGACATGGCGTCGGCAACGCGATCGCGGACCGTCTCCAGCGCGTCGTTCATGCCGCCGACCGACTTGGTGACGTTGCCGAAGGCGCTGGTCCCGTTGTTGACTTCGGCGAAGATGTTCTTGAAGGCGTTGGCCGCCCCCTCATCCACCGCGTCGATGTCGGCACCAAAATTCAGGATGCCGCTGCTCAGGTCAGAGAAGGTTTCGCGCACGCTCTCGGGCAAGGCGTTTCCAATCGCCTCACCCAACTCGCCCAGCTTTGCGACAAGCGGATCATACAGGCCCGTGAGCTTCGCGATAACGGCGGCGAGCAAGGCGATCGCCGTGATCTTCGCTCTCGTCAGCGAGGTCACCAAGGCCATCGCAATGCCTGCCGTACGGATCGATTTGGCCAGCACGATGAAGGCGCTGACTGTGGCCCACACGAACTGCACGATGCGTGCGCCGACCCAGACCTTGAAGAGATCATAGAGGTCGTCGAGGTGATCGAACGCGAACCCGACAACGCGAGCCATCGCGTTCATTGCGGCAGAAATCCCCTGCACGATCAGATCTAGCGCCCCTCCGGTTTGGCTGGCGTCAAAGAACTTCTCCGATAGTTGCGCGAAGGCAGGGATGACGTTTGCCAGGACGCGGTTCCACAAGCCGGTCATGATCAGACTGATGCGTTCGAGGTTGTCGTTGAAGGCTTCCGACGCTCGTGCCGTCTTCTCGTCGAACACCAGCCCGAGGCGCTCCGCCTCATCGCCCAGCTTCTTGATACCGTCGCGCCCTTCGTTGAGCAGCGGGATAAGATCGGGTCCGACCTTCTTGCCGAAGACGGCCATGGCGGCGTTGGTCTTGTTGACCCCATTCGGCATTTTGGAGAAGCGTTCTGCAACGTCGCCGATGATATCGTTCGTGCTGCGCAGCGACCCGTCGGCGTCCTTGACCGCGATGCCCAGGCCATTGAGGGCGGCAGTGGCGTCGTTCTTCACGCCCGAGGCCGCGTCCTTGATGACGGCGGTCGTCTCGCGGAGCCCCTTTTTGAGCTGGTCGAACTCGACCCCCGACATCTTCGCCGCGTACTGCAGCCGGCCGAGGTCCTTGATCGGGACACCGATGGCCTGGCTGCTTTTCCAAGCGTCGTCCGCCCTCTCGGCAGCGCCCTTGATCGCGAGGAACGCGGCGCCAGCGGCCGTACTGACGGCGGCAAACGCGATCACCGCCTTCGCCGCGAGGCCGTCCATCCCGGTCCGAGCTTTCTTGATCCCGTCCTGAAACTGGGCGGAATCGAGGCCGAGCGAAACGCGAAGCGCGCCGATCTGGGCGTTCATAGCCATGTTGCCATCCGGTGGTCTGTTGGAGTTTAGTCCGCCAGTTCATTTGGAGGACTGCATGCGATCTGCTTTTGCTGTCTCGACCGCCCTCGCCCTCTTGTTGGTCGCAGGGTCTCCGATCCCCACTCTGGCCGCGGAGCCAAGCATGGCCAATGCCTGCGCGCGAGCGGCGGAGATATTTTATGGCGACGAGGTCTTCGACACGAAGGACATCACGGTGGCCCTTGCCGCCCCCGGAGTGAAAATGAAGATCGCTCGGACCGGCGCCCAGTCTAAGGTCGGAGACCTGCTCGCGGAGCAAACCGACCAGGCCGTGACGCCAGTCTTTTGGACAATCCGATGCTCGTTCTCGGATGCAACGGCCCCGTTCGGGTTGGTCGAATTCTGCCCGCCCGAAACATGCTTCTTCGTCACGCCAGTGCAGTTAGCGGCCATCCAGCAACAGCTCGCCGACGAGGGCCTCTAGCCCTCACCAGTTGGCGAGAGCCGCCTCCTGCGCCTTCCAATCCTGCTTCGGCTTCCGCCGCGCCTTCGTGCGGTCGCCGGTGAGCAGCGTGTCGAGCTTGACGAACTGCGACGGCTTCTCGGGCGGATACGCCGACAGCCGAGCCGTGAACCAGGCCTGTTCAATTCGATCGTCACGCTCGCGGGTGAGGCGGTCGGCGACACCGTCAAGCGTGATCTGACATTCGAGCAGGCTCAACTTCCAGAAGGTGAGCGGATCCTGACCCGCTGCTGCCCAGAGCCGAAGTAGCGAAGTCAGGCCGTCTTGCCCGGCTTCGCCTTCCGAGGGCGGGCGGTCGACTTCGCGGCCGGCGCCCCCGCGGCAAACGCATTGCCGATGGCCTCGCCCCAGATCGGCAGCTCGTCGATGCTGACGAGTGCGCCGACCTCGTCCTTGGTCATGTTGTGGTGCGTCTTCAGGCCCGCCCAGAGCACGCTGAGGAGCGTCGAGAGGCGGGGCTGGTCGACGTCGAGGGTGCCGAGCACATCCTGAAAGGACTGCCCGGGAAACTCGCCCTCGATCGCCGCCAGCGCGCCGAGGTTGAAGGCCAGCGTGAATTCGCCGGCCTCGACGCGGACCACGACTTCGCCCTTGATCGGGTTCGACATGGAGGTTACGCCGCGATCACGGGGAGCGTCTCAGCCGAGGTGGCCGAGGCAGCGCCGCCGGTGTTGGTGCAGGTCACCGTGCAGGTGATGTTGTCGCCGATGTCGCCGACCACCGGAGTATAGGTGCTGCCGGTAGCGCCTGGGATCGCGACGCCCTCGTTCTTCCAGACGTAGGTGAACACGCCGAAGGGCGCCCACACACCAGGCCACACGGTCAGCACCTGGCCGACCTGCGCGATGCCCGAGATCGCCGGGATCACGCCGTTCACCGGAGCGGTACCGACGTCGGTCGTTGTGGCGCCGGCGCGCTTGAACGTCGCCGTGAAGGTGATGCGGTCGTCGATCGGGATCGCCTGGCTGTAGCCGCGCCGCACGACGGGGAACGTCTTGCGCACGCCGTTCGGCAGGGTGATGCGGCCGACGTTCTTCTTGCCGCGAGCAGCGATGATCATCACGTCCGTATCGGAACCGGGAATGTAGTTCCCCTCGACCGTCGCCTCGCCCGGCGTGGTCATGCCGGGGATGTACTCGCGGGTGCGATCTGGCGAGGTGTAGTGCGTGGCCTCGACCTCCTCGTCCTCGTCGTCGCCCGGATCGATGTTGATCACCTCTCCCAGCGCGACGAACACGGTGGGAGTGGCTTCTTCCGCCATCTCGAACACCGTTCCATAGCCAATCATTGCCTCGGTATCGGGCATGTCAGTCTCTCCTTTGAGAAAATGGTCAGGCCGATGCCGACCAGACGATGAGGTAGTCGATGCTCGCCGTGAACGAGCCGGTCGCGCCGTCCTTCTCGGAACGGGTGCGATGCCCTTGTTTGAAGGCGCCCTGAAACTGGACGCCCTCGAATGTGCCGCGGTAGCCACCGAGCCGAGCGTCGAGCGCCTCGGCGAGAAGCCGGCGCTGGTCTGCGGTCGCTGCGCGGCAATCGAACTGGACGCGATCGCGATGAAGAGCATCGACGCCGGCATAGGTATGGCCGCGCGGTGCCGAGATCAGGAACATCACGATAGACGGATGCTCGAGCCCTTGGGACAACTCGTCCCAATAGACCTTGTCGCCGACAATGGCCGCGATCGGCGCAGCCGCCAGCAGGAAGTTGGCGAGGATCAATTCCATCAGCTCGCCGCCTTCTTCGCCTGACGTTTACGCATGCGGCTCACGGCCTTGCCGATCTCGCTGCCGAGGTCCGTCTTGATGATCTCCAGCGCCTCCGGACCCTTCTCATCGAAGGCGGGGCGCAGGAATGGGTGCGGGCCGTGATGATCTGTCCCAAACTCCTGCAGGTGCCCGTGATGGATATCCGCGGAAGGGCCGACGAACATCTCGGCGAAAGCACCGCCACCGGCTCGCCGCGCATCACGCAGCGCCTGCACCGCCTCGGCCTTCGTTCCGCCCTCGGTGAGGACCTGGGCATACTCGGCCTTGCCGACCGGGTTCTTGAGCGACGGCGAGACTACGATCGACGTGTGCAGATCCGGCGAGCTGGTGTCCGGATCGTCGGGCGCCAGCTCTGCGGCACGCTCGGCGATTGGCTGGCCCGCTCGCGCGAGCACACGCATGAGAACGTTGCGCCCGGTCGCTTTCGAAAGCAGCCCGAGGTTCGCGTCCGCCTCCTTGAGGCCATCGATCTTCACCGTCCGCGACCTCACGTGTCGGCCCTCGCGCTGGCACGGATCAGCAGCCCGTTGCGGCGGCCGATCGGCGTCACCTCGGAAATGTCATAGATGCGGCCTTCGAAGCGTAGGCGGCATTTCGGATCGACCGCGGCCATCGTCGAGGACCAGCGCACTTCGAACACATCCGTCACCTGCGCGCCGACCTGCGCGGCCGACATGCGCTCATTGGCAGTCGCACGGCGCCACGAAGCGCGCACCGACTTGACCAGAGTCCAGACCGTTTGCGGCCGGTTGTAGCTGTCGTTTGTCGTCTCCGGTCGCTCGACGATGATCCGCCGATCGAGCGTGCCAGCGTCGAGCCCGACGTCGTCACTCATCACCAGCTCCGATACGTCGACAGCAGCGCATCGACGCCAAGAGGCAACTGGCTCGCGATGGTTCCGACGACGACGGCTTGCCGGCTGCGGTACCAATGCCCGACCATCAGCAGAACGGCCTGCTTGATGGGCAGGGGGACCTCGGTCATGCCGGTCTCGTATTGGACGCCGATGACGTCGTTGCGGTACAGAACCGCCGGCCAGCTATTGCCCGGCCGAAGCACCAAGTCTCGTTCGAGCAGTAGGTCGTAGACGCCGGTCGACAAGGTCTCCAGCGCACCCTCGGGGGTGAGATAGGTCACGCCTGCGATCGCACTGACCGGCCCGAACGGCAGCCTGTATTCGGTGGCGTCGAAGGCGTCGAGGCGTGCCTCGAGCGTCTGCTGCCCGATCGACGTTCCGAGGCAGCCGTCAGGGCCATCGATCCACGCCGATGCCGCGCCGATCAGGAGCTCAACATAGTCCTGGTCCTCATCATCCTCGATGTTGAGTGCGGACTTTGCCTCTTCCCAAGTCGCCAGCGGCTCCGGCGGGATGATGACCTTGACCTTCATGGCGGTCGCTTACTCGTCGCGGAGGACGAAGACGAAGCGGCCCTTCTTCGCGTTGCCGCCGGCGGCGATCACGATCTTGAAGCGGCTGTTCGCGATGGCGACCATGTCGCGGATCGGACGGGTGCCGTCGAAGGTCACGCCGGCACCGACGAGATCGTGGTTGGCCGGGCGCGGATACTTCGTCGCCGATGCATTCTGATCCGCCTGCGTCCAGACGCCCTCGCCGCTGTTCTCGACGGTGATCGTGAAGTCGACGCCGTCGGTGAACGCAGTAGTCGCGTCCTTCACGTAGGACACGCTGTGCAGCAGGCCCTTCGTCGCGGCGCTGTAGGCCGTGGCGGAGCCATCGGCCGCGGTCGTCACATCAACCATGATGCTTTTCATTTCGGGGTCCTTTCGGGGAACGGCCTACTTCGCCCTTGGCAGCGCGTTGACGGTTGCGCTTCTTCGGCTCGGTGGCGGGGGTTTCGGTGACGGGCGTTTCCGTCGTCGGCTTGGCCGGCGGCGTCTCGGTCGAAGCCGCGCCCTTGTTCTCGGGCACGGTCTCGGACTTGTTGTCGGGCGCCGGCTCGGCCTTGGCATCGACCTCGCCGACGATCTCGACGAGCTTGAGGTTGGTGAGCTGCTCGGCGTGAGCCTTGCTGGTCTCGTATTCGTCGCCCTCGACCTTGTGGCCGAAGTCGCCGAAGTGCATCCGCATGGTGCGGACCTTCACGGTGTCGCTCATGCGATCCTCCGTTGAATGATAAAGGGGCGGCACCATCGCCGCCCCCGTGCTTGTCAGCCGCTAGGCTCAGACGTTGCCGAAGTCGCCGTAGATCAGCGCGCCCGGCTTCTTCGGCGCGAGAGCGACACGCTCCTCGCAGCGCATGGTGAGAAGGTTTTTCTCGAAGTCGTCGGCGTTCTCCGACGAGATCAACACCTCGGGGGCCATGCGATCGTAGAGGGTCTGCAGCTTGAAGCCGCCGGCCAGGAACTTGTCGATGGTCATGGCCGTGGTCGACACGACTGGCTTGCCCCAAAGGCGCGGACCGGCGAGTTGCATCGGGTTGGCGAAGATGTAGGCGCCTTCCGTGGTCTTGGTCAGCTCGATGCCGGCCCAGTCAGACGGATTGAGCACGATGCCGTCCGTCGGGTAGAGCGCCAGCTCAGCCTGCAGCAGGGCGAGACGGAGCACGTCGATCATGGTTGCGTCGTTGACCAGGATCGGCGCCTCGTAGGCTGTAGCGTTGGGGATGAGGCCGTTGAGGTGCTCGCCGGTATTATCGCCGGTGAGGATCTCGGTCTCTTCGGCCAGCGCGAGGCCGTAGCGCATTTCGCTATCGACCTCACCCTGCAGCTGGATGCTGTCATCCATCGCCTGGCGCGTGATCTTGGCGAGGTGCGCGATCGTGCGCATCGCGGCCGAGACCTTGGTCCACTCGTAAGCCGAGTAGGACTTCGCGGCGCCTTCCGCCACGACGCCCGCATTGTTGGTGCGCAGCGTCTGCTTGGCATAGTCCACCGAACCGGCAGTCGTTGGGACGACGTTGAGCAGGTCGCGGATGTAGAGCTCGCGCTTGGGCAGGCCGGTCACCTCGGTGTCGCGCTCGGACCAGTTGGTACCGCTGAGCGCGGTGGTGATGGCCTTGAGCTCGACGCGCATCGGGCCGCGGAAGCCGGCGGCCTTCGCATTCTTATAGCTGTCCGACTCGGCGACCTGGCAGCCGTACGATTTGACCTCGTCGCCGCCCTTGCCGGGACGGCGAGCCAGCTTCTGTTCGAGCTCGGCGAGCATCGTCTTGACGGACTGCGTCTCGGCAAGCGCCTTGTCGGCGATCGCCTTGGTCTCAGTCGACAAAGTGCCGGTCTTCTGGGCCTCAGTCAGCGCCTTCTCGGCGGTCTCGAGCGTCGCCTTCTGCGACGTTTCGAGCATATTACGCACTTCGTCGGCGAGCTGCTCGACGGTCTTTTCGCTGCCGCCACCACCGCCGCCATCCGGCTTATCGAACACAGGCGCGGTGCCCATGAACAGATTGCGGGTGGCGCCGAAGTAATGCGGCGACCTGGGCTGAAGCGCGCCGCTCGACAGAAGCGAGGCGGCCGCCAGCGCGATGAGCTTGGTCATCGTGGGGTCCTTTCGGATGATGTAGAGGGTTAGCCCGCGCTCACCGGCAGCAATGCCGAGAGGAAACGGGCGGCTTCAGACTTGCCCTCGGACTCGCTCCGAATGGCCTTCGCGTAGCCCTGCGACGCGATCGCAGTGGCCATGCTTTTCGGGAAGCCTGCATCGCGCAGGACAGCCTCGAATTCCTTGATCGAGGGCGGTTCGCCCTCACGTAGCCGGCGCACGAACTCGTCCATGCCTTCCGACTTCACGCCGTCCACACGCGCCTTGCCGTTGGCGGGGAACGACACGATGCTGACCTCCATCAGCTCCAGTTCCGACAGGTGGCGGATTTCGCCTTCCATGCGGTACTTGAGCACGCGGTAGCCGATCGAGAGACCCTGCACCGCGCCACCGCGCAGGAGGATCAGCGCCTCGTCGGCTGCGCGCACGCCGGCCAGAAGTTTGCCGATGCCGCGCAGCCCCTTGTTGTCCTCGGCGAGGCTTTCCCATGTGCCGAGCGGCGTCGACGGGTTGTGCTGCCAGAGGAGGAGCGGCTTGGTATTGGCCTTCGCATGCCGCGCCAGCGACTTCGAGAACGCGCCCGGATCGATGATGTCGCCGTAGCTGTCGACGTTGCCGAACACCGAGGCGTATCCCTCGAAGGTTCCTTCTTCGGTCAGCGACTTAATCTCGAGCGCGTAGTCTTTGGTCAGGAAGCCCTGGCCGAAATCCTTGATCTCCATGGGCCTATTCCTTTGTAGGGTCGAAGGGCGAGCCACCATTGTGACCCATCATCTTGAGGCGGGCGTCGATCAGGTCCTCGATGCTGCCGCCGAACAGCAGGTTCGCGAAGGCAGAGCGCAGTTGCTGCTCGGTACCACCGGAAGTGGTGCCAAGCTGATCCAGTGGAACAAGGTTCGACTGCACCGTCAGGACGTCGCCGCCCGGCATCGGCGGATCGTTGACCTTGGCACGCAGCTCATTGCGGGTCTTGAGGCCGTTCTGCGCCTGAACAGACATGATGGCGGCGCGGCCGGCGGAATCGGTGCGGAGGAAAGCGTCGACATTGTGCTCGACGAACATCGTCGCCTTTTCCTCGGGCGTGAGCAGCTGCTTCTCGATCGCCTGCTCGACGCGCTCGAGCTCAGAACCGAGATAAAGGGCGAGCCATGCCAGGAGGGTCTGTTCGACGCCGCTGCCGAACATCGTCTGCCCCTTGGGCGCGTGGCCGATGAGGATCGGCGGGGTACCGAACCAGCGGCAGATTTCCTCGATGTTGAACGAGCGCGTTTCGAGCAGTTGGGCGTCGGCCGGCTTCATCGCCAGCGGTTCGAACGACATGCCGGGATCGAGCGGCATGAACTTGCCCGGCTTGCCGGACGCCGCGAACTTCTCGAACATCGCGACCAGTTCGTCGCGCTGCCCTTCCTTGAGCTTCACGCCGGTCTGCATCTCGATGAAGCCAGCGAGCTGAAGCCCGCTCTTAAAGGTCTCGGCTGCGCTCTTGTCGGCGGCAAGCGAGCCCGAAACCGTCTGTCGGCCGTATTCGAGCGGCGATAGACCGGCGATGCCCCCGGCACCAAATCCGCGAAGGTGGAAGACCCGGTCCTCGCCGAGGTCGTTGTAGCGGCTTCCAGAGCCTGAGATTTTGTAGCGGCGGGCGCCATCGGCGTCGCGGTAGGGGCGCACATCATCGACCGGGAAGGGCGTAAGGCCGACGAGCGTGCCGCTCGCGATGCCCTTATCCTTCTCCGCGTAGCCATTGCCGCGCAGGTTCAGGCACGTCCCCATGCCTTCCCAGAACTCCATGGCCGTCTGGTCGGCGTTCGGGCTGTCGTGCAGGATGCGGTAAAGCTGGTGATCGTACGCCGCCTTACGGATTGCCGAGCCCTTCTTGCCGGTGAACACCTGCCGAGGTAGCGCGCCGAGCGTTCGCGAGTTCAGGCGGACACAGGCCCACGCGGTGGCGAGCTGCAGCGCCGAGTCCGGCTCAGTGCTCTGACCCGCCCAGGTGCGGTCGCTGTCGCCTTTGCGGATGGCCCAGTTGCCTCCGAGGCCGCCGACAACTCGGTTCCAAAGACCGCTCAGCACGTACTGCCGCTTCTCCGGCGGACGCAGCGCCGATCGTTGCTGCCCGGTGGCGGTGAGGTCGCTCCTCATGCCGACATGGCCCCGGCCTTGATGAAGTCGGAGAGGTCGCCGCCGTCGTCCTCGATCGTCACCAGCGCCGGTGCGATCGCGTTGATCAGCGCGTCGATGCCGTCGATCTTGTTCGGGCTCATCGGCGATTCCTTGATTGGCAGGATGGTCTCGTCGCGGCGTCGGCTGACGACCACGTTCGATGCCATCCAGTTCATGACGGGGTTGCCGTCATGCCCGAAGCGTGACGGTCCGCTCTTGACGCGAGCGGCGAGTTCCTTGGCCGGGTCGGTGACCGACGCCGCCTTCTTATGCAGCACCTCGGCGAGCACCTGATCGCCGTCGCCGTAGTCTTCGTTCAGTCGGCTCGCCATCGCCTGCGCCGCCGCGAACTGATCGAAAGTCGCGCGCCGCACGCTGAAGCGATCAAGCCACTCGACGATCTGATCCTCGATCACGTTGTGATCGATCCAGTCGCCCGGCGTCAGCACCAGGTGGCCGTTCTTCTCCCAGGACCGATAGGGCGCCGGGCCTTTGCCCTGCGCGTGTACAGGGTCCAGCAGCACCGCCTCGGGCAAGTAAAACTTCGGCTTGACGATCAGCCGGCCCTTCACGTCGAACGCAGCCAGTACCAGCGCCGCGATATCGTCTTTGTCGGCGAGGTCCCCCCCGATCCAGCAGTCGAGGCCTTCGAAGTCGTCCCAGCTCAGCGTGGGGTCCGCACACTGGTTCCAGCGCGCCATCGGCAGCCAGCGCGACACGCCGTTCAGCCACACGTTCAAATTCTTAGTGACGAAGTTGCCTTCGCTCTCGGGCGACGCCTTCGCCTCGGCCGCGCCCTCGCGCATGTCCTTGAGGCTCGGCGTCACGCCCAGCATCGGGTTTGCTTTGATCCACACCTTCTCGTCGAAGGGATCGTCGGCCTTTCGGATCACCGCGCCGTCGGCGTCGACCTCTTCCTCGTCGAGCGTGAAGATGATGCCGAAGTAGTGGTCGGCCTCGAACACGCCCTCGAGGATCTTGGTCAGGTACGTGCGCTGCTCATAGCACACGCCGGCGGTATCGAAGCCCGCGGTGGTGATGATCCAAAGCAGGCGATTCAGTCGAGAGCCGCGGGCCGACTGGATCACATCGAACAGCGAGCGGTCCTTGTGGGCGTGCAGCTCATCGAGGACGCCGAGGTGCGGGTTATGCCCGTCCTGCGTCGAGCCCTTGGCGTTGATCGTCTGGATGTAGCCGGCGTTCTGCGCGCAGGTGATCGACTTCGCCCAGGCGGTAAGGCCGAATGCTTCCTGCAACGCTGGCGTCCGCCGCACCATCTCCTGCGCGGGCTTGAAGACCTTCAGCGCCTGCGCGCCGGTAGTCGCACCGATGATGACCTGGGCCCCAGGCTCATCTTCGCAGCACAAGCAGTACAGCGACACGCCGGCGGTGAGCGTCGACTTCGCGCCCTTGCGCGCCATCTCGACGTACACCACCGAGAAGCGGCGGCCTTCGTCCTCGTTCCGACGCCATCCAAAGACGGTGGTGAGGATGAATATCTGCGGCGGCTCGAGGAAGATCGTCGCCGTCTTCCACGTGCCCTCGTAGTGCGGCAGCTTTTCCACGAAGTCGCAGACGTCGTCGGCGTGCCAGCGATCGAAGTGATAACCCCACTTCCTCGGCCGCTTGAGATCGCGCAGGTGTCGCTTGCAGGCGAGGCGGACCCACTTACACGCCACGGCTTTGCCGGCCACCACGTCGCGTGCATAGCGTTCGGCGATGCCGGTGTAGTCGCGGGCGTGCTGCCACGCCTTAGCCTTTGCGGCCATTCCTCTTGAACGGGTTGTCGTGCCCGGTCGCCGGCTTCACCTGCAGGCGACTCTTGGCGCCGCCGATGCCGAACAACTCCTGCAACTTCCGCACTTCTGCGAGCGCCGTGATCGGCGGGGCCTCGCCCTTCTTAAAACAGCCCACCACCAGCGCCTGCAACGCGCAGTAGTTGGCGAAGGCGGTGGTGTCCTTCTCGGTGACCAGACGGTGCGCAGTGACGCGCCCCAGATCCTCGAGCCAGATTTCCTGCGCCTCGGGCGAAAGCCAGTCCGGCCGCTGCGGCAGCGCGTCGGCCTCGATGATCTCTACCGTTCCGGCGTCACGGACCGGCTGATAGGTGCCGCGCGCCCGCTTCTCCGATGGCAGTTGCCGCTTGGGGCCAGGCTTCATGGATGGGGTTCCGAAATTTATCTCGCGCCTGGGTTCTAATTCGCACGCGGGAATTTTTGCTCAGCCTGCCGGTGCATTGACCGAGGCCCTTTTGACTTTTGACCCGCCCTACCACACGATCCGCCAATCAAGCTTCACGAGTTTGGCTTATGGGCTTTCGGACAATCTTAATCACCAGACCGGTCGGTCCGAGTCCTACAGTGAACATTCACCTCGAGACCGACGACGATGTGCCAACATTGTCGGCGACGATCTATCGGCAAGGCTTCGTCCTTGTGCCTGCTGGGACCAATACAGTTTGGCTCGGTCAAAGCGGCGATCTGGAGGAATACAGGACGGACATGGATACTGCGGTGCCGTGGCACCGCGTCGTGTCGATCACCTAGCGCGCTCCTCGAGCTGCTTGATGCGGCTGTGGCACCGCCACGGGGCTTCGTCGCACAAGGATTGAAATGGTCCGTTCCAGAACTTGTCGGGGTCGCCGCGGTGGGGCTCGACATGATCGCAGACGGTCGCTGCAGTGATCCTGCCGGCGGCGAGACACGTGCGGCACAGCGGCTCAATCTTGAGCTGGTGCTTGGCTATCTGTCGCCAGCGCGCGGTCCAGTACCAGGCGCGCCACTCGTGCTTGCGGTTGCGGCGCTGATCGGCGGCCCTACGCAGCTGCCTAGGGGTTGGACTTCCGAGCCGTTGTTGTATCGGCGGTTTGCGCGTCATATCCTCGCGCGTTATCGTTGGAGATTGCCATGGAAGCTTTTGACGTCATTGTCTCGCCCGGCGTGCAGGTCGGTACCCGCGAGCTTTTTCGGTCGGTTACTGCTGAAGAACACCACGTCGTGGTCGCGTCCACTCGCGATGCAGCCAATGCACTAGCTGCTCGGGTCCTCGGCGAAATGACCGGGCAACCCAACTTGCATCACGGGACCATCGATAGAATTCATGAGTGGTTTCATCGCTTTTCGCTCGATGGAAATGGCGACAAGCAGGATGCGATCGACGCTCTCCGGTGGCTGCCCACCCGCCTAGGGTCCATCCAGTTAAGGGGCTACGTGCTCAGCTTCTCAGCAGACGAACTTGTCGCGTTCTGGATCGAGGTGGAAGAGGCGGAGAAGCGTCGGGTACTTGCATCTGAGCGTCGCGACGGCGCCTTTGTGGGTCTAGATGAGGCCTTTGAATTCAGAAGCGTCGATCTCGCTGCTGCTATCATGGGACTATTCTAAAACAATCGGCGCCGGTGGAGGTCAACTCCCGGCGCCGTGGCAGCGACGCAGTGCGTCACCGTGGTGGAATCTGGGGTAATTCCTGCCCCTAGTCAAGGGCGGCCGAGGATAACCCTTGATCCATCCTCTTCCTGGGTGAACGTGGTGGGCATCTCGCCCTCGACTACGACACGCTTTCGATTGCTGGTCTTGTCGTACCCATAGTGTCGCGCTAACATAGCCGAGGCTGATCGTGCTGCCCTGGTGACCGTTCGGCGAGCATGGCCGCTGGTGCCGATACCCAGTCGCTTCGCGCAGTCGCTCACGGTCTCGCCCTGCACGATCACACCCTCGGCGACCGCGAGCTCGAGCGATCCTATGCCAAGCATCTGCCGAGCACGCTGATAGTTCGCCCGGGCATCAGCACCAATCTCTTCGACGAGGTCGGCGCTGGGCCCGCTGGTATCGACAAGGGGACGTTCGTAGTCGAGCGCTTTCGCCGCGCCGAGTTGCGCGTGCTCGGCGGCCGATCGAAAGTCACGGGCGCCTTCGCGCTGAGCTTCCGAAATGCGCTTGATGCGCGCAAGCCCGCCGATCAGTAGGTCGAGGTTGACGTCGGCACCGACGTAGCCCGGTGCACGGCCGCGGGGGTTCTGTTGGTAGAGGTCGACGCGGTGAGCTTTCTCAGCACCGCGCAGTAGAGGATCCTCGATCGTCTTGCGCACCACGACGCGCTTTTCGCTCACGCGCGGGCCCTTGCTGGACGGCTTGTCGCGCAGCGTGTGAATTGTCAGCCCGTGCCGGCGGCACGCTTCCATAGCCGATTCCATGCGCTCGGCGGGGAAGGTGCCGTTGATGGCGAACTTGCGCTCGAGGCTGGATTGCAGCCGTCGCGCGAACTCCATCGTCGTGCAGTCGATCACGCCACCGATTTCGAGACGTGCGGCCGCGCTGCCGCGCTGGCGAGCGAGGCGACCGGCGGCGAGGTCGGCTCGGCGAGCGAGCTCAATGCGGAAATGTCCGTTACCGAGGGCTTGGAAGGTAAGGCCGGCGAGTAGCTTCATCAGGCGCGGCGCCTCTCGACCACGGCGCGAAGCGGATGCTCGTCGAGGATGCGGGTCGCCACGGTGCCGCCCTCGATCCTGCGCGAGGTGGCGAAGAAGGTTTCGGGCGGGCGCTTCGGAACCGTGCGGTTCCACTCGCGCACGCTTTGCCACGCCTCGCGAACTCTGTCGGTGAACGGGTCGAGCGGCATGACGCTGGTGACGTCGGCGCCGGGGGTCCACACCCAAGCGTTCTCGATGCAGTCGGCCATCAGCGCTTCGCGCAGCAGCCCCATGATCTGCTCGGCCGTGAAGTGGGTTTCGAGCACCCAGCCGCAGTGCCGGTCGCCGTGCAGCACCGGTCGGCGCTTTACCTTGCCAAAAGCCTTGTTGATGCGAATAACGTCCTGTCGGCATTTGTCCATGCCGTACTTGAACAGGGCGTTGACCACGAGCACCGTTCGGGGGTGCCGGGGGCCCGTCGGCTTCTCTGGGACGGGGGCGACAATCTGCTGCTCGCCGAATCCGCCGCGGGTATTCATGTCGTCCTCGATGTTGAGATACGTCGACATCAGTCCTGGTCTCCGTTCGAAGCTTCGATGAGAATTGCGCTGCTCAGGTATTCGGCCGCGGCGTCGTGGCCGTTGGCGGCGAGGAAGGCGATGCTGAGCGAGATGCCGCGGGCAATGCCGCGCCGCTCGGCGACGTCCTCGGCCCTCTCGGCGATGATCTGCTGCTCGCGGGTCGCCGATCGATGGATGGATTTTTCGGTCATTCGAGACCTGCCCATTTCGAGAGGGACAGCCGGGACAGCCGGGACACACCCCTAAAGGGGTGTCCCGCATGTCCCGCTTGTCCCGATGGGTCGTACGAGCGGGACAAATTCGAAATGTCCCGCTTGTCCCGAATGTCCCGCGTGAAGGTCACGGTGTCACCTTCCATATCCGCTCGACGCCGGCGTGCTGGTCACTGGCATAGCCAGCCGGGAGGCTGTTCATTGCCCGGCCAAAGGCCTTCTTCTTTGCTTCGTGCTTGGTCTTGGCGTTCTGCTCGGGAGTCTTCAGCGGGTCGTCGGTGCCGGTCTGGTAAAGGCTGAAGAAGGCATCCTTGAGTGGGCCAACCGGGACCGCTCGCACTGTCCCGCCTGTCCCGCCGAACGTCCGATGGTCCTCGCCGTGGGACAAAATCGCATTCTCGAACGCAATGTCGAAAACACGCCCGGCGCGAGTGCCAGAGAGGCGCTTTCCGGTGCGCCCGGTCGTCGGCTGATCGAGCCTCGGCACCACCACCAAAGTGCCCCAAGGCCGACCATCATCGCGCTGGCCGAGGGTGACGAACTCGAGATCGAATGGCGCGATCGGCCCCTCTGCGCCGTTGCGGTTCTTGCCAACGTTGAGCTGACGGTTTTGACAGTCGCCAGTGACTTCGTTGCGATCCGCCGTCACCGTCAGCAGCTGGTCTGTGCCAGCGCGCCAACCGGAGGCGCCTCGCAGGCCCGTCTCGGCACCCTTACCGAAGTGGTGGACCGGCACGACGGTGATGCCGAGAGCGGTCCTGATTTCCTTCATCTGCCGGATGGTCTTGCTGGCCTCGCTGTTGTCGTTCTCGTCGGCCAGGTCGAAGCTGGCGACGAGCGTGTCGAAGAACACGATACCGAGCGGCAAACCGTGATCGCGCCGCATGCGAGCATCGACGTCACGCAGGGCGACGACGATCCGGTCGCGCTCGTCATCTTTCTTGAGGTCCGGCACCTCGCCGAGGTACGCAAATGGCAGGCGCTGGGGCAGGGCGTGCGTGCGGCGCAGCGCCTCGAGCCGACCGTCGAGAGTTTCGTCGCCCTCTGGGGCTAAGACGGCCACGCCGACGCGCCGAGATACCTTTCGGCCGAAGAAGGCGTCGCCCGTCATCAGGCAGCGCGACATCTCCATCATCACGAACGACTTGCCGGCGCCTGATTGGCCGCCGAGGAAAGCAACGCTTCGCTCGCCGATGGTGTCCTCGATCAGTTCCTCGGGCGGCTTCGCGACCCGGTCGCCATCCCACACGAAACGCGGGAAGAGCTTGCCGGTGTCGTTCGCTGGCTGGGGCGGCGCGCCGGGAGGGATCACGCGCTCTTGAAATGCCGTTTCAGTCAAGCCGCTTCTTCCAAGAGCATGTCGTTGAAGTCGCCGACACCGTTCGGTGTCAGCAGCACGGCCTCCCGTCCGTGCGAACTCCAATTGGCAGCACACCCCTCCGCTGCCTTCTGTCCGGCCTCGTTCGTGTCGTGGTCGACGAGGATGGTGATGCCCTCGACCCCGTCGAGCACGGGGAACTTCTTGACGCCGCCGGCATCGAGCGCCGCCCACGCGGGGCAGCGACCTGTCAGCATCGCGCCAGCGATGGTCGTTTCAATGCCTTCGCCAATCACCAGGCCGAGCGTCACCTCAGCATCGGGCCAGAGACGAACGCAGCCCCAGTTTCCCAGCATTTTGCGCCCGACCTTTTCCCCGCCTTCGTCGAGGTACGTGCGATGCACCCCGCGAGATTCGCCGGTCAGCGGATCCGTCATCAGCGCGATCATCGCGCCGACAGCACCGGGGAAGCTCCGCTCGGTGGCGTTCCAGCGCAGCGCGCCGCCCCGATAGACTGCTTCAGGGACCGGTCGGCCGCCGAGACGATGTCGGACGAGGTAGGTCTCGGCGGGGCTCCCCGTGAGGCGAGCGGCCGTTTGCCAGATATCGGCCGCAAGGTTGCGCCGAAAACGCGCGTCCCGGTCATCGTCCCTATTCTGCAAGTTTGCGGAATAGCGGTCCGGCAAATTTGCCGGTGCTGGGGGCTGCAAATTTGCGGGGGCCCCGCCCTCACCAAGCCACTGCCTCACCCAGCCAATGGCACCCTTGCGATGAAGACCGGTGACCTGCTCGACGAGGTCGAGGGCATCGCCGCCGACGTCCTGACTGAAATCCCGCCAGCGCCCCCGGCGGGGTCCAGCAAGGCTCATGCATATTTTGCCGTGCTCGCCCCAGCGCATCTCGCGCGACGACGACAGTCGCTTGTTGGGATGGCCCAGCAGGTGGGTGGCGATGGCCTCGGCGTCGTCGGAAGCGCGGTGGATGAGATCGATGGCATCGGTCATCGAGACGCCTCCGCCGCTCGCTGTAGCGCAGCGATGATCTCGGGCAGCTGCTCTACTCGGAAGTTGATGCCGCTTTTGCCGGGCAACCAGTCGCCGCCGTTCTGCGGGTCATAGAAGACCCGGACCGCGCATAGTTCGTAGCCGTTGAATTGCGTAAGAGCGATGCGAATGCGCTCTTTGGCGTTCTTAGGGATGGTGGCGATGATGGTGTCGGTCATCTCGTCGCTGCCACCTCCAGCGTAGCGATGGCTGCCTCAGCCTCTGTCAAGTCGACGAGCAGATCGTTTCGCTCACCGGGTCCGCGCAGGCGCAGCATGATGTGTTTTTGACGACCACCTCCGAGCTTGTCGGCGGTGAGGCGCAGGCCGGCCTTCCTGGCGCGCTTTTGTAGAGCCCAATAGCGGTCCAATCGATCCTGCGGCCAGTTCAAGCTGTTCATTCGCTGTTCTCCCGGCGACGCCGCGTTCTCAGCCCGGTGCTGCTCGCGAAGCAGGGCGATCGCCCCCTCCGTCGTGCTGCCGGCCTTGAGCAGGACATGCAGTCGCTGGTGCCATTTTCGGGCCAGCCAGCGAACCTTCAGCGGCTGACGGTAGTCGTCGTGGTGAGCGTCGACGCGCAAAGAGCCACTTACTTCGCAGCGGCCGCGTTTTAGCCGCCCTTGTCGCAGGGCTACCCGCACCGCGGCGTGCGCAGCCAGCTTGTGCAGGTTCGACCGGTTCCACTTCGTCTGTGACGAGATCGTCCTACCGCTGAGCAGGGCCATCGACGCCGCCCGTGGTCTCCGTGCACTCGAAGTGTTCCCGCAGCTTCTGCCGCGAGGCCACCCAGATTTTTCCCACCTTCCGAGACGGGATCATCTTCTGTTCGAGCAGGCGGAAAGCCTGGCGCCTGTTCTTGAGACCGAGGTGCTTAGCGATCGCGTCAGCCCCCCAAATCAGATCGAGGTCTATTGCCGTTTGTTCCAGTTTCGTACCTCTTGTGTCGCCACTGTGTAGCTACTATTACAATCAGGTACGCCAGACGGCGATTTGGGTCAACCTACACAGTGAAGCTATGAGCCTAAAGAAGCCGACCGAGGACAAGACTCGCGATCTCAAGCCCTTCGGGTTGCGGATGCCACCCGAGTTAAAAAAGGCTGTGGAAGACCGAGCACCACCCGGTGTGTCGCTCAATTCGGCAATCGTCGCTGAGCTTCGAGTCTTTCCTGAGCTTGAGGAAGACCTGGTCAAGGCAAACTTGGATATCACCCGGCTCAACCAACGGGCCGAAGCCGATCGCAAGGTAATATCGGCGATGGTCGAGGAGAGGGATCGGTTGCTCGACGAGTTGGAGCGGGTCCGAAAGGATCTTAGCTTAGCCGAGATCAACGTCACTACGTTTCAAAACGCGATGGTGTACGCCGACGGGGAGCGAGATCGTCTAGCTGGCGAGCTGGAAGCGACGCAGACGGAGTTGCGGGAGACAAAAAAGGCTCGCGACGACGCTCTAAGCCGGTCTCAAATGCTCGAGCATATGTGGGACCTGCTCAGGCGGATGGACAATCACCGCGAGGAAGATCGGCGCGTTCTCGAGGAGATCGAGGAGATCGCAAAGTTCCTGGAGGGCGACCTGGTTACCCTTCATGAACAGCTAGCCGAGCCTAATGCTCCTTACATCACCACCCCGTCGCCGGCGCCACCGAAGACATTTTTGGCTGAGCGGGTGCTCGGCGCCATCGACGGCCGCATGATCCGGATGGCGAACCTTGTGGCCACACTCGCCAAGCACAAGCCGCTGCGTCGAGCATATGTGTTCGCCCACCACGGGAGCCTCACCGACGTTCAGCGGGACATTTGTCACATGATGGTCGATGACGGCCCCGGCACCGCAGATGACTTCTTCGAGTACGTCACAGCCAAGATCGCAGATGCTCCAGACGAGTATCGCGAGACGTACACCGCCGCCTTGCCTTCGGTGATGGCGATGATCTTCAAGGGCTGGTCGGGCCACCCAACGGGTGACGGTTTCCTCTATGAGCCCGCCCGCATTGCCGCTCCCGAGCAGCCTCCTCAAACTCCCAAGCGGAGGTCGCCCCGTTCTAAGAAGTCGCCTGCCGAAGAGGTCACAAAATGAGCGTCCGTAAGCGCACATGGGAGACGTCGAAGGGCGAGGTCAAAGAGGCATGGCTTGCCGTCTACGTCGACGGACGGGGCAGGCGCCGGCAGAAGGTGTTCCCTCGCAAACGCGCCGCCGAGGCTTTCGCCGCCAAGACCGTCGTCGAGGTAAGCGATGGCACACACGTGCCCGACGCGACCAGCGTCACGGTGGCCGAGGCGGGGAAACTATGGATCGACACGACCGAGCTCGCTGGCAGGGAGCGGACCACCGTCGAGCAATACAGGCAGCACGTCGAACTTCACATCAAGCCGTTGATCGGCTCGACGAAGCTCACCGCGCTATCCGCCCCCAGGGTTCGCGCCTTTGAGGACGATCTGACGAAGGCCGGTCGCTCGCCAGCGATGGTCAAGAAGGTAATGGTGAGCCTCGGTTCGCTTCTCGCCGACGCCCTCGAGCGCGGCCTCGTCGGCCGCAATGTCGTCCGCGAAATGAAGCGCCGCCGCGGTGCCGCCGACCATCGAGCTGAGAAGCGGGCTAGGGGGAAGCTCAAGGTCGGCGTCGACATTCCGTCGCCCGACGAGGTACGGCTGATCGTGGGGGCGCTACGCGGTCGCTCGCGGCCGCTGTTGCTCACCACGATCTTCTCGGGCCTGCGCGCCTCTGAGCTGCGCGGCCTCACTTGGAACAACCTCGACCTGAAAGCGGGCAGGATCCACGTCCGCCAGCGCGCGGACCGGTTCAAGGCAATCGGTGCACCGAAGTCAGAGGCGGGCGAGCGGTCGGTGCCTCTCCCGGCGATCGTCGTCAACACGCTCAAGGAATGGCAGTTGGCATCGACCACGGGCGAGACAGGGCTTGTGTTTCCGGCCATCCGGAAGGGTGGCCCGGTCGCTCACCGGACGATTGTCGACGCATGGATGGCTGCCCAGGTGCGCGCCGGCGTGTCGGTCGATACGGGCAAGGTCGACGACGAGGGAAAGCCGATCCTCGCTGCGAAATATTCTGGCCTTCACGCGATCCGGCACTTCTATGCGAGCTGGTGCATCAACGCGCGGAGGGATGGCGGGCTCGAGCTGCTGCCCAAGGCCGTGCAGGAGCGGCTGGGCCATTCCTCGATCAAGCTCACCCTCGACACCTACGGGCATCTGTTCGCCACCAGCGACGACGGTGCCGAGCTTGTTGCGGCAGAGGCGTTCTTCGCCACGTAGGTCGCAAACGGACCCACGTGGCACGCGGCACAGACGCGGCACGCCGGTCAAAAGCTGGGAGATTTCAACGCTGTTCAGCGGATTGCAAATCCGTGTATTCCGGTTCGATTCCGGACGTGGCCTCCAGCACCTTTCCCTGACATTCCAGCCCTTGCGAGCGCGCTTGCCGCCCTTGTCGCGCGGCGCTATGCACGGCCTATTCAGTGCTTCAGCAGGGCCTCAGATGACCGACTTCGACCGCGCGCGCAAAGTGATGGTGGACAACCAGCTCCGGACCGCCGGAATCACCGACAGGCGCCTGCTTGGCGCGATGGGCGAGGTGCCGCGCGAGCAGTTCGTGCCCGAAGTGCGGCGCGGCCTCGCTTACATCGATGAAGCGATCCCGGTGGGCGGGGCGCGCAAGCTCGGCGCGCCGGCGCCGTTCGCCAAGCTCATCCAGCTGGCCGAAATCAACGGCACCGACCATGTCCTCGACCTCGGTTGCGGCACCGGCTACTCCGCCGCCGTGCTCGGCCTGCTTGCGGCCGATGTCGTGGCCGTCGAGAGCGAGCCCGAGCTCGCCGCCAAGGCGCGCGCCGCGCTGCAGGCGACAGGCGCCACCAATGTCACCGTCGCCGAAGGCGCGCTCGAGACCGCCGGCAAAGCCAAGGGGCCGTACGACGTCATCGTCATCGAGGGCGTGGTGGAGGCTGTCGCTGATGCGCTCTTCGCGCAGCTCAAGCCCGAAGGCCGCATCGTGGCGCTGATCGGGGAAGCCGGCAAACCCGCGGTAGCGCACCTCTTCGCGCGTTCGGGCAAAGGCATCGCCGCGCGCCCGGCCTTCGATGCCACACTCCCGCCGCTCTCCACGGTGCGCGACGACAGCTTCGTCTTCTGAGGTTCACGGGGCGCTACTAAACCGCTCATAGCATGTGTTGCCCTCGCACCACGCGAAGGGCAAATCCCACATTAATTTTCACTCACCCTTGCGCTCGAAAGTTGTCGGACCCAACTGCGCGGCATAGGGTGCCGGGGCTCGGAGGCAGAGTTGATGTTGTTTTCTCGTAGTGTGCGTGCGGGCGCACTTGCCCTTATGTTTTGCTCGTTGCCGGCCTTGGCCCATGCCGAGACCATGCGGGAGGCGCTGACCAGCGCCTATATCAACAATCCCTCGATCCTGTCGGCACTGCTCAACGTCAAATCGACGGCCGAGAACATCGCGCTCGCCAA